CACCTTTAGCTTTCTTTTCTAATATACCTGAAACTTCGTAAGTATCTATTGTTTCATCTATATCTTCATCATCTTCTCCTTGAGCTTTCAAGTATTCTTTTAATACTGTTTTTTGAGATCTCTCATCATCAATATCAAAGTCACTCCAAGAAGCTTCTCCGTAGTAAGTATCCATAAAATTCTTTGGATCACCACCTGCTTCAATGAATTCTACTAGTTTATGAACATCATCTGGTAAACTATTTTTGTAGTTTTCCACTTCACGTTCAACTGTATTACTCATTAGTTTTTTAAGACCATCTTCAGAATCTTCAAAAGACTCTTCATCATAATCTACTAAACCTTTCTCACCTAACCAGCTAGCAAACACTTTTAAATTAGATCCTTCGTCAGATGATACATCTTGTTTAGGTTCTGCTTTAACACGTTCTCTAACCTCTTCCTTTGGTAGATCTTTAATAACCTCCTTAACAGGTTCTTTAAAATTACCATTGTCTGGTGTTATGTCCTCATCCTCTTGCATTAAGGGTTGAGCTACAGAGTTATTTTCTTTAAACTCATCAGAATATTCATCTGAGAATTGCATTTCTAAACCATCACCAAATGGTGTATCTAGAATATTTAACTCCTTTGGAGCATCTTCATTTTCCTTACTCATTTTTTGCCTTTTATTAGTATTATACTATAAATATAACTGTTTTGGTTATTGTGTGCAACAGTTAAAAACCACATACCTTAGTATCTTTCTATAGCTTTAACACTATTTTGTTTTTTGAGTTTTTAAAATTTTAATCTTTAATTTTAGTCTTTATTCTACTTTGAGCTTGTTTAAGTAATCTTAAGTCTTTAGGATCTTTACTATCTAACATCATTAATGTATCACTTTCAGGTACTGATTTATTAAAAGCTCTATAAAATGGTTCTTGACAATTTACACAACCATAAGATGCATATCTTTTTTGAGGTACTTGATTATACAAATGTTCTCTGTTTTTAAATACTTTAGGATTACCTGGATCAGTAAATGTTAAATGTAAAGCTAAATCAGTTGCACTTGGTTTTGATTCACCATAAGCTTCAATTGGATTTAAACTTCTCATCAAACCTTTATAATGTTGCATGTCATCTTTAGACTTATACTTAGACTCTTTTTCAACCATGTAATATCCTTTAGGAGTACTTCTTAGATTAGAGTTTTTAGCTAGTTGACTTAAAGAATAAGTATTCTTATTTGCTTCTGGATTCTTAGCAGTTAGTACAGGAAATGTTCCTGTTTCACCATCATCACCAAAGTAGTAAGCTTGATTAGTTCTCTTGTCTACAACCATACCTGATTGAGGTATTCTTCTAGGATCCATATTTGTATTATCTGGATTAGGAAAATAAGAACGTGCTACGTTAGTATTATCTGCAGTAGGTCTAACTTCTTTTTTAATTCCACCATCACCAAACTTTTGATAAGTATCATTGTAGTCATTTACCATATCACTATAGGACATTTTAGGATTAGCCTTTTTATAAGACTTCATCAAATCCATTCTATCTTTTATTGGTAATTTATAGTACATTCTTGTTTATATTAAAAGTATCATTTTTACATAATCTAACATCATTACTATTGTAATGTTTTATTACACCATCTTTTTCAAGTGCTACAACAAATACAGTATTTTCTTGTGGACCATAATCCATTAAGAATAATACTATACCATCTCCGTGAGGAGTAGTTACCCACATTATTTGTTGTAACTCATGGATGGTTGTCATTTACTACCCTTTTAGTTCGTGATCAAATAATCTCATTGCAATCTTATCTTCACCAAATGATTCTAATTGATCAACTAAGTTTTGAACTTTACCCATTTCTTCTTGTTGTTCAGTTAAGAATTTCATAGCTAATTGATATAATAAGTGATTACCATATTTCATAGCATGTGACGCTAACTCATTACATTGTTTAGTAATAAGTACTTCATGTGTAAATGATTGTTTAATAATATCAGGTAAACCTGCAAAAGTTTGAGGTGGTTCTTTTAATGCTGAAGTTTTAGGTGTAATACCCATATCCAATAAGAACTCTTTAGCCCACCCTGCGTGTACCATTTCTCCATCAGAATCTGTTTTCCATACTGTTGCTGCACCAAAATAACCATTGTTATTTAACCACAAAGACATTGCTTGATAAACTCTACTAGAGTATTCTTCTTGTTCAATTCTAAAGTTTAGTATATCTATACATTCTTTAGACATAAAAGGATTTTTAATTCCTGTTGGTTTAAAAGTAGGTATTGCCATTATTTCTTATTGTTTTTAGATTTAGCCGCAGCTATTTTCATTCTTTCTATTTCCATTTTTTTATCCATCATTAGCTTATCAGCTGCATGTTTTTTATTAGATAATTCAATTTGATTTTTATTCTGAACTTTTATAGCTTCCAATTTCTTGTTTTCAAGCTCATTTTTGAGCTTTATTTCCCTATTTTTCAATTCTAATTGAGCTTCATGTTTAGATTTGTCATGACTTAACTTAGATTGTTCTAAAAAAGATTTAGAAGATAGCTCTTGTTGTTTTAAAGCATTAGCTGCAATCTCTGATGAATCAGGAATACCATTATCATTAAGATCTAAATCTTGTTGCTTATTATACACAGCAATTTCAGCTACTTGTATTTTAGTAGCATTAATTTCTTCTGCAATATATCTTTCTTGATCTAATTTAAGATGATCAAATTCAACTTGTTCAGCATGCATTTGTTGTTGCATTTGTTCAATTTTCATCTCATGTTCTTGTTGAGCTTTACCATTATCAGCTTGACGTTGATAGAATTCTTCTTCTTTACGTTGTAACAATCTAACAATATCTCTTGGAGAATCATTCATTAATGTTTCAACAATTGCAGATAAATCTACTTTTTCAGATTGTAATGCTACTTGTACTAATTGATCTAACTTAGCTTTTAATTCTAAATCTTTAGTATTGTTAGTTACAAATACATTAAATTCAGAGTTTTCAAATTCATTCTCTTCTAGAGTTAGCATTTCAATTGCCATGTCATCTAGAACATATTGAGCAGCTAATCCTTTTTTATAACAGATTTTAGCTACTTCAATCATTGCTGTATAAGCTCTACGTTTTACTTCAGCATGACCTTCATATAAATATTCAGTAATTAAAGAAGATTGATTAACAGATCTTTCTACATTACCAACTAATTCAGAGTTGTTAATAGCACCTAATCTTTGTGGAGTAACTCCAGATACAAATGCTACTTGTTGCTTAATATAATCCAACATGTTGATATACTGTTGGATAGATTGACTAAGACTCAAATCTATTGCTTGGAACTGATTAAACTTGTTAGCTAATTGTCCAGTAGCAGAACCTTTCTTGCCTTCTTCAAAACTATTGATAAAAGCAATATTCATTTCTTTTAAATAGTATAACCATCTGTCAATATCAATACCATGACTTTCAGGTATTTGAGCTAAGTCCATTATAAATTTCTTACCTTGATCAGAAGCAAATGCTATCTCTAATCTGTAAGATATAATATCATATAAATATTGGTAAGGTTTTAACCTGTCTATCAAACTAACTGATTGTGAGTTTGTAGCTTCATAGATAAATCCTGTGTAACCCAATCTACAAAAATAAGGATTATCTAGTCTACGTCTTTGGTTAGGCTTAGGTTTAATATCTGTGAAGATATCCAATCCTATTTTAACACCTTCCCAAGCTTCATTGATCCAATACCATTCTACCTTAGCATCAGGAAATGCTTCCTTAAATACTCTTGTATTAAATACTTCATCAACTATCTCTGTTTGTGGAGCACCATCTTCGTCTGTCCAAGTTAATTCACCAATCTTTTTCATTGATTTCCATTCAACTCTTGTTACTCTGATAGAATAGTTATTACTATTATTACCATTGTAAGCATTCGTTGGTGTAATACCAGCAAAAGCATTTTGACCATTAACTACGTCAAACTGAGGTTCAAATCCACCTGCAGTATTAAAAGAACCAAAGGTTCCTCTTGTATAATTTTCTAATTTGTCTACATCATCTTTAGATAATATGTCACCATATTCATCTAAGATAGTGTTGATAGCTAACATTCTTTCCTCTACTACTGCTATAGCGTCATCTACAAATGTAGTGTCACCATCAAGTATTACTGTTAAGTTAACTGGGTTAACTCTACGCATAGCTACTTCAGCATTTTCAATACCTACCCAATAAACTTCTTCTCCTGCAATTAATGCATCTTTCCATCCTTGAGAAAACAATAACCTAGTGTTAAGTCTTTTCTTAAGAACCTTTAATACCTTATTAGCCTTAGACTCAATTATGTCCGAGGGCGTGTATTTTTCATGTTTAAGAATCTCTTCAGGCGGTGGAGGAGGATTGTTAGGGTCAGCGTTAGGATCAATCTGATACGCCAAACCTTGTTGCAAAGCTTGGAATATCTTTTCTTTAACAGCAGTTGTTTTACGGTTGAGGTCATCTGGAGATTCTGATATTACAATGTGATTATCTGGTCTTTTAGTTTCTTCACCTATTAGTAATCTAATTGGTTCTGAAATTATATCATAATGTTGAAACCTTGCTGCAAATGTAGCAGATGTGTTTACACCTAATGGATCACAGATAGTTTCAATATCTTTATGGTTTACTTTACCATTATATAAGTCATAGTTAATTAACTTTTTAAATCTGTCTGATCTTAAGTTACTACCATTTGTATATCTATAATTTGAATAATAATTTATACAAGACTTACCCCATTCTTTGTCTTTACTAGACATTGGTAACTTTTGTTGCGGTAAATTCTGACCACCTAAATTGGCATATATATCTTGGCTCATTAGTTTCTGCTTGGGTTAAATTGAGAGTTCGCTCCTTTAAATATACGGTTTTTCTTGTAGATTCTTTCAAGGAAATCACCTGTTGTAGATTTCATATCTAATAGCTCTTCCACATGAATTCTGTGTAATTCGTATGTTTGTAGTACGCATAGCATAACTGCAATAACTCTATCTGTATTAATATCTCTATCATATGCTATTAACTCTTTTAATAATGGTATTGATTTAATTGTTTGGAATCTTACTACTTTGGTTCCTTCTGTTTCACCATCAACTTCTTCATATAACCATTTCTTTAAATATAGTTCACATTGATCTTTAATTCCACTAGATCCATTGCTACCTCTATTCATATGTATTCCATAACCACGTTGTACTCTAGAGTCTTTTACCATATCTCTAATAATACCTGGTTGTTCACACATATATTGTAAAGCATTCTTTTGTTCAAAGTATACCTTTAAACCTTTTAACTGGTTTTCGTACAGTACTTTAGCATTATAATACATACATAATTTTCTACAGTTTTCATAGAATTGTTCTGCTGTATCAGGTCTAGAAGTATATTCTGCTACAATAATATCATGAGTTCTGTCTGCTCTATAGAATCTTTTATAAACAAAGAATGATCCTAATGAACCAGACTCTGACTTATCTTGATCGTATGGATCGCAGTTGTGAGTATTTATATGATGACACATAAAAGTGTGTGTGTCACATTCAAAGTTATAAACTGTTCCTGTATAAGAACTTTTTTTAATTTCTCTAATTTTAAAATAAATATCTTTTTTATCTTTACTTAAAAAACAACCATCTTTTGCTCGTTTTCTTCTAATTATTAAATTAGATAAATCTATTTTAGATAGTTTTAAATCATTAGATTCTATTAATTTTTTTAATTCTATTGTATCATAATCACCTAATCTTAAATGATAAGTTTCTTTAGTTTGAGAAATTTTATTTCTAAAAATATGTTCAGAAGCATTTCTTAATTTTGTTAAGTTAGAAATTAAACCTATAGAAAACAACATATCTTGAATCCCCTCAAGAAGTTCTAAATTAATACTTACAAATTCTGCTGAAAAATATCCTTTTTTACTTTTATAAACACATCCATCCGATGCTAAATACCCAGCAATTAAATTTACTTTAGTTTCTTGATTTGTATATTTTAACCATTCGGGTATAAATTTACCAAATGCGTATTTACCAAAATTATTTGTTAAATAATTATTTAACTCTTTATAACAAAAAGATATTTGTACACAATTTTCTCGAATTCTTATATTTGATGATCTATTAAAACAATTTTTAATTATTTCTTTACATTTATCAATATAATATTTTTCAGATTTATTAAAAGATATTGATATGTTATAACCATTACTTTCACACCAACCATCTCCTAACCATAATCCAACAAACCAATAAAAATCTTTTGTAAAATTTTCAACAGATGTTATATCTTTTAAATCTTGTTTCCAAATATTTTTATTTGTTATTAAAGATTCTACTTTTTCATCATTATGTAAATAAATATTAGGATATTTAATCCATTGATTCTCTTTTATATTTTTTACTTTTTGATATTCAAAATTAAATAAGTTTTCATCTACAGTTTTATTTGATGTTAAAGTATTCTCTGAAACATAGATAGGATGTTCTTGTGTAAATTTAGTAGTTCTAAAAGTATTAGATACTTTTATTTCATAAATATCTTCATTATCTTTTAAATATCTTTGAAGATTAATAATCTCAACTAAATTCCCTTCTTTATTTATAAGCTTTTCATTTAATGTAATATCTTCAACATTCATTAAACCTTTATCTGTAAGAACTTTTTCACCAGGTGTTAAACATCCAGCTATATACAAATAGTTAGGTATTTCACCATTCTCTTGTTTCTCAGGATGTTCCCATATAGCAGCACAACTATCTGTTGTAAAGTTCTCACCTGCTTTAGGATCCTTCCTTAATGGAAAGTCTGTTATATAAATTAAATCACTATTTAATCTCCATTTAACTTCTCCTTTATCAAAGTATAATTCTCCTTTTTGAGCTTGTCCCCTAAGACTAGGTGTATTTTCTAATTGACCTAACCACTCTAACATTTCTGGTGAACCAAATACATTACCCTTATTTCTTAAGAATGCTTCTTTCCAATTTAATGGAAACTGTGTAGTTATATTGTGAATTGCTTTAGGATCTAATCCTGTTTTAGCACTATTTCTTAACCATTCAATATCGTGTTCAGCAGCTTCATGATTAGAATTACCATCTGCATCAACCATAGGTTGTTTATACCATTTAGATTCTGGATTAAGACATAAACCTAATCTACCTTTGCTAGCAGAACTAAAGAATCCTATTGAACTGTTAGGGTTAAATGGATCTTCAAAAGATAGCATGTTGTACTTGTTAGGATTACTAAACATTTCATAGAAATATTTACTACCTGAATCCATATCTCCAGAAGAACCAAATACTAAAGCTACTCCAGTATATGTACTACCATCTTTGATCAGTGGTTCTGTATATCCATAAGAATCTACAATATTATTAAATACCCCTGCTTCATCTAAGATTAACCAAGAAGCACTTAAACCAACTGCGGCTGTAGGATTATCTTTAAATGATATTGCTTTAACTTCTGAGTTAAATCCTTTCCAAACTTTAACACCACCAACTGTTGCTTGGTATCTAGCTTTAATAAAGTCTTTTAGATCAGGATTACGTTGCTTTCTAAACTCTGTATTAGTGTTAATAAAGTTAGAATTGTCAACCACCATGTTCATAGTATTCTGACTGAATGAACTAAAGAATGCTCCAATTACAGCTTTACTGTCTGGATAGAAATAGAACTCGTGTGTACATATTGCGGCAGCTTTGTAAGACCAACCTTGACGTCGACCTTTTACTGCAACTAAAGATTTTTGATTTAATCTACAATATTCTACCATATGGAAGAACTCGTAATCTAAGTCTATAAACCTAGGAAAGATCTTAGACTTCTTTCCAGTCTTTTCATTAAGACCTAATATTGGACAGAAGTTTAAATAAAAGAAATGTTGACCTGTAATAGTTTGACCACATGAATTAGTAAATCCTTCTAAACAAATATCTCTAACACCTTGCCAGAAATCTAAATATTCCATAGTGCCTGGAATAGCACTAGTGTACATTCCTGTCTTGTTGTATTGCTCTGCTAAGTAAGAAAACTCTTTAGTCTTTTCAAAGTAATCTACACAAGTTATATACTGATTATCGTTCTTCATATTTATTCAAATAAACCTAATGTTGCAGCTCCACGGACAGTGTCCCCAGATGCTTGTTCTTTACTACAGTTGTTTAATGCTGCTTGAATAGCTTCTTGCACTTTAGGCATTGCAATAATACTATCTGTTATTTTTTTAATATTGTCCTCGTTGTATTCTACAGTTTTAAAAAAGTCCTCCATCTTATTAATAGATTCTTGAACTGATCTAAACAACTTCATTGCTGGTGTTGTGTTTACTGTTTCGTACATTTTTATACATTCTTCTAGTTCTTTAGTTAACTTAAACTTATCATCTTTAATGATATGACTTAAGATTAACTTAGATCTATCTGTATTACTATGTTGAAAGAAAGGTGATTTATATGAAGCATAATACCATGTGTATTTAATCATGTTAAATGCATGTGTCTTATCTTTAGATTTATCTTTCTCCCAAATAGATTTAAATGGTTCTATAACCAGACACTCTGGAGCTACAATAATCTTACTATCAACTAAATCTATTATACGAATCATTTTTTAACTTTTATTCTTTTGTATTTTGTATAAGCACTTTCAAAAAACTCAAAGTTTTCTGATATAAAGTAACCATACATATAAGCATATGGTTCATTTGGTTGTTTTCTTTGATAATATATATCTCTAGATTCTAATACTTCCTGTATCAAATGCATTGTTTCATGAGCAATAGTAGCCCAGTATTCTTTCTTATCTAATGTATATCCTACTACTAAGTAATATATTTGTCTATCAATTAAGGGTGAATTATCTGAATTACAGAATCCTCCCATATTAGATAGATCTTCATCTTCAATAATATTATAAGTATTAGCAAGATGTTTTACTGCTTCATCCATTGTAAGAGTAACTTGAATGCTAACTAAACAATCATATATTGGTATTATTATTTCTTTATGCATTGTTGTATCCTTTAATTGTTAATGGAGTAAAGTAATCTTCTTTAAGCTTTTTATAAGGTATTTTAAGTTTATAATATTCACTATCATATTTACAAGTAGTGTATTTATTCACAACCTTACCTTTACCATTAACATGTTCTTCAATCTGCATATTTTCTAATACAAATAACCTTTTCTGAAATACCCTCATAGGTACATACTTGCTAATAGATTTAGCATTTTCAGGTAAAGGATATTGAGATATGCAAACTAGTTCTATTATCATAACATAATTAAAGATTTAATTCTATCTTTTTCAGATTGTTGATCTGTATCTAATTCACAAACAACAACACCTTGAGAATCTAGTATATCTGTATTAACAATACCTAACATTTGATAATTGTAAACTTCTTTAATAAAAAGTTTAAAAATATCTTCATATTTCATATTTGTTCCATATTTTACAACATTTATTAAATACCATTTACCATCAGTATGTAATTTTCTAATTTTAGTAGATAATTTAGTTTTATTTACAATACCATTTTTATCTGCAACAGTTGCATTTAATATTTCTATATTTGGATATATGTTATTCATTACCATTTTGATAAAGGACATTTAGAATATTCAGATCTAACCTTAGCTACTAAGAAGCAACCACATTCTGCACACATGCTATTAACATTACTTGGACAATCTGAACAAATTAATGCTCTATCTGTAGCTAACTTTTCTATCTTTGGATCTTCCCAAACTAAGTTTTTAAATCCATTTATTATTTCTGTAAATTTACTCATCTTCCTTTGGTTTTACGTATTTAGTATAATCTATATTGTACATTGTTGGTCTAAACTTACCTAGGTATATTAACTGAATAACCTTACCTTCTCTTTTAGACATAGTATCTCTTATAACCCTAAACTGAGAATCACAAATTCTTTCAAGTTCTGCTTTTGATAAGCCAAAGTCACTTTTAATTTCATCCAGTATTTCTTCATATATATTACTTTTAGTTGAGTTCATTATGCAAATAATATATTAAGTGAATCATGCTTAAGAATATGTAATAAGTTAGGATTAACATTAAGTGTCAATTTATCTACTTGTTTCAATACTTTCTTTTCTTTTAACTTTTTAATATAATTATTAAAGTTAAACTTATCCATATTTAAAGCCATTCTAATATCAGTTCTAGTATTCTTGTCAATAACAGATATTTGTTTATTGGCAATAACAACTAATATCTCAATCTCTTTAGAGGTTAAGTTTCCTATGATAGGATTGATCATCTCAATCATAAGTTTGTTTTTATTTGCTATAGGGAGTTTAAGTTTGAATTCCATACTACAAATATAACTATATTAATTATAATAACCAAATAAATTATATAACTAACTTAGTTATCTACAAGACACAATATTCCCCTTCCAGTTTTTATACCAGATGTTGGGATTAATTATAAACTTATATCTATCTGTCTTGAACCCTCCTAGTGTTACCTAGTGTCTGCTTACTTTGATCCTGTTAATTCAGGGGGATACTTCATACCCTTTGTAGCAGCTATAGAATTTTCATTTATAATAATTTGTGTACCTATTGGAGAAATCTCATTTCAAGATGACAGGGATTAACCTCACTCTACTCTTACAATCCAACTTCTAACCAGGTGTTAACTTATTAGGTGTTCCCTGGTGATTAACTCTTTGAGTTAAAGTACATACAAATATACACTTTTTTTATGACATTACCAAATCTATTTTATCTATTCTTCAGTTATAGGACTAGTTCCTGTAAATAAATAAAATTTAGCTATCTTTTCAGCCATGAGTAACTTATCATTAATCTGATCCATATCTTCATAATTAAGTTTATCATTATAGTGTTTCCTAGTTACACCCATTTTGAGATAGATACTACCATCAGGTAGAATACCTATAATCTCTTTTTCTTTAAAATTCTTTGACATTATTATTTATATTTAATTGTTGCATTCTTTCATTATAAGTTATTTTAAATAACTCTTCACTTTCTATAAGTAGTTGTTCTTCAAACATTTTACATTGTTCTATTAACCAATGACCATTATCTCCTAAGATAACCTCAATAAGACTATCTTCCCAAAATTGTTGTTGTTCATATTCTGATGTACTAGCCATTACCAACTAAATTGTTCTTTAGGTTCACTATTAATATTTTCAAAATAACTATTTATAAGCTTAAGTCTATGCTTCATATAACTAGGACCATCGGTAGCAAAACTAGCAGGTTTAATTATACTAATATATTCTTGAGTAGTTACCTCAATTTCTACATCATTTAATACCATTGTAGTATGTTCATCTGTAGGTGTTCTATATTTAATCTTTAAATTCATAAAGTAAAGTTAAGCATTAACTATCTAATAACCAAATATTTGTTTAAGATTGGGTGACATAGAATATAGCTTTTTAATAAAATTTTTTGTAAAATTTTGTAAGGTTAAAAATAATTTTTTTGAAAAAATTTGTGTAAGTTAAGATTTGATCCATCCCCACAACAACCCCCCTACCTAAATTTAGCAGGAAAACCAAACCTCTGTTCTCCTGCAAAACTACCAATGATCACTTTACAAGATTTTAAAGAAATGTTAGAAGTTGAAACTATTGAATTCAACCAGTTTACTGAAGGTAAACACGCTTTTGGTACCTGTAAAGGTATCAAGATTATTGTTTCTCATAAATTTGATGAGAACAAGCCTGCATTCCTTAAGAAAGGACTAGAAGATGCTAAAGGCAATGTCCTAGATAAGGAAGCTTACGTTATGTTTAACGCTAAGGATGCTATAAGGAGTTTTACCTTATAGTATCACCCTTCGGGGTGTTGCTTATTAGTTGATTAACAAACAATATTTAACTGTTGTTGCTTAGTTGATTAACAATTAATAACTTCTTATGAATAATTGACAATAAATTGTTGTTAAATGTTTGTAAAGTGTTGGTATCAGTGGGTTACACCTCAACTCCCATACATTTCATCCTTTTCTCAATTCACCTCATTATAACTAACCCTATTATATTTATAGCTTAATTACAATGCAATATATCAAATCAGCAATCTACATAAGTTCTATTGAATGAGTTATGTAGCTAGTAAACTGTACTTGTGCACAAGGAAGATATTATGTTGTAATTAATGCTATATAATTAAACAAATTGTTAACTACTTTAGAGGTACTGACTAGTTGTTATGACGATAACAAAAGTTGCTGGCTTTCTTATACGAGTGTAAACCAGATCACTATTATTCTACATTAAATAGATAATACTTGAATTGTGCCGAGAGGTAACACAAGGTAATCTAAGTAGTTAACATAACACATTTCTAATGCACTAACCTACGGTGAAAACTTATGGTGAACAGTTTGTAAACTATCCTCGATGAGTTAAGTATGGTCTATAGTACTATACAATACTTGGGATTTGGCTACAACTGAGTGCTTAGAATAAATTCAATTAATTATTAACTTAAAATTCAATCAAATGATATCATTAATGATAATCCCAAACTTGGCTAAAATGCCTAACATTGACCTAATAAAATGTGTATTCCTTACATTAAGTATGGACTTCATCA